GTCGTGGCGTTGCTAGAGAATGTCGCAGACGAGGCACCGCCGAGGTTGACGATCGTGCCGCCGAAGGATGCGACGGAAGAACTGTTTTGCCACAGGACTGCCTGACCAGCCGACTGCGGGCCGACCGTGCCTACAGATGGGAAGTTTCTTGCCGTCCAAGTAAATCCGCCGTCGTCGGACGTGTAGATCGTCGAGCCTGACGGGAAGTTGGCAAACGAAATACGATTGCCGGTCGTGTAGAAGGTGCCGCTCTCGTTGCTTGGCAGCGACAGGCTTTGCCGCAAAACCCACGACGCCCCTTGATCGTTCGACGTGAAGAATCCGGCAGTGCCTGCCGCCACCCATCGAGGCGAACGTGGCAACACCGACAGCGTCGTCCCCGTCGGCAGTGCCGCTGGCGACAACACGCTTGGCGTGGTCGCGGAAGCGTTTGCGAACGACAGGACACGAAAGACACGGGAATTTCCACTCGACCAAAGGAATTGAACGAAGTCGCCAGCGACCGACAGCTTCGCGGGCGATGTGCCAAGCATCCCGACCCCTGCCGTATACACCGGCGTGTAAACGGGCGATCCATCACCAACCTGCGTGACGACGCCCCACTCTGCAAACGATTCCGAAGTCTGTATCCCCTCCGTGACGCCGACAGTTCGATTTCCGACTGTGGTTAGGGAACCATACAGCAAGTATCCGCCACCAGCCCTCGCGGCCCATGTCACGCCGTCGGCAGACACCGCACCGGCTGTCTGGCTTGCCGACTGTCCACTAAGCACGACGAAGCCAACAGCGTCATGCACTCGCACGACAAAGCTGCCCGTAGCCGCAGTGCTAAAAACAGTGGAAGTGCGACCAGTCCACGTCACTCCGTCAGTGCTGGTCGCATATCGCGGTGTGACGGCAGATGTCGTCAGTCTGTAGGTGAGATACACGCCGTTGTAAAACAGCACCTCAGACCACTGATCCGCTGCTGGAAGTGCCAGATTGGTTCGCGTCCAATTCACTCCGTCCGCAGAGGTGGCGATGTAGTCGCCACCGAAATCTATGTTGCTCGGTGTGGCGAACCAAAGACCGTTTGCGTAGCTGACGCGACTCCATCGGCCAGCCGGAAGGGCGAATGTGACCGCCGAGAAAGCGGAGGCGACCGCCGTCGTATTGCTCGGCTGCTGCGTCACCGTGATCGCATCGAGCGGCACAGTCAACGTGGCAACACTTGACCGCACCGTGTTCCAGCCAGACTTCTCGAACTTGGCCCGGTATCGCTTGCCCGTGTCAGCGTTCGTCAGTCCCGTCAGCGAGAGCGACGAGTTAGTCTGCCCGCTCACGTCCGAGAACGTCGTGCCGCCGTCGGTCGAGACTTCCCACTGGATAGTCGGCGAGCCTGCCGGTGAGGTTGCCGCCGAGGTGAACGACGCAGAGTAGTTTGGCGTCGTGCCTGCCACGGGCGAGCCTGTGGCACTGCTAGGCTGCGACGTGACCGTGATCGGTGCCACGTCGAGCAGAGCTGCGTTGCTCGTGGCGTCTGAGTAGCCGCTGCTCGACACGATGCAGCGATATCTGTAGTTGTCGTTGCCCGTCTCGGTGACCCCCGTGAGAGCGTAGCTCGCCGAGGTCGCGCCGCTGATGTTCGTCCAGTTCGTTCCGTCAGGCGACGACTGCCACTGGTAGGCGAGTCCCGTGCCCGGCGTGGTTGCCGAAACTGAGAACGACGCCGATGTGCCGCTCGTCAGGTTTACGTTCTGCGGCTGCGTGATGATGCTGATTGCCGCCGACACTGTGAGCGTCGCTTCGCCGCTGGTGACGGTTGCCGTAGGCGTGAGTTCGACCACCACAGCAGGCAACCACCCGTTGACGGCAGTGCCACCCGTGCCCGCAGCACCCGACGAAATTATCACGCGGTACTTGTCGCCGTTGTTCGTGGCGTAGCTGAGATCAGCGAGGGCAAGCGTTGCCGAAAGCCCGGTGCCGATGTTCACCCACGCACCCGCGCCGCCCACCTGCCGCTGCCACTGGTAGGTCAGTTCTGCGTTCTGCGACGCCGTCGCCGTGACGGCAAACGTGGCCGTGCCGCCGACTGCCGTCTGGTTGCTGGGCTGCACCGAGATCGTGATGGTCGGAGTCGTCCAATCCTCAAGCGACGTGCGACGCCACTGGTTGACTGCGTTGGCGACATAGAGAAAATTCTCGTCGTAGCTGATCTGCCCGGCTTTGGTCGTCGTCGTGGTTGTCGTCGGTGCCGTGGACCAGGCGATGCCGCCCGCCTCGATCGTCACGTTGCCCGTCTTGCCGTTGACGCTCTGCACCGGCGCGGCTGCGGACGCACGCAGCGTGGTGAAGTACAGGTTGGTCGAGCCTTCAGCCACCGAGTCAGTCGAGCCGGGGCTTGCCGAAATCTCGATGTAGGCAGTGCCCGACCATCGGTAGACCTTGTTCGTGTCACGGGCGACAAACAGCTTCCCCACTTCGCCCGTCGCCGGGAAGTTGGCAAGTGCTGCGAACTCCACAACGTCATCGACGAAGCCCGGCAGCTGGCTGGACGGCACGAGACCGTTGACCAGCGTGGCGTATGTGCCGCTCGCCTGCTTGCCATCAAGTGCCGTCTGCAAGCCTGTCACGTCGCTGACGGCGTGCTGATGGGTCGCCGGGGCGAAGGTCGTCGGCACATTGGACAGGTTTGCGTAACTGATCGTCGGCACCGCATGGACGTGGTCAGCACGGGCGGCAAATCCCGCCGTGCCTGCCGACGCCACGCCCAGCGGCTGCGGCGTCTCGTCGGCGAGGTTCGCCGTGCCGTCAACGCCACGCGGAATGGTGAAGCTCAACGAGACGGTGTTGCCAGAAGTCAGGCTGTCAATCTTCGCCTGCGTGCCAGGTGCTCCCGTCGTGACGGTGCCGACCTGAATCGTCGTGTACGGCCCAGCCGCGCCAGTGTCGCCCTTGTCACCCTTCGGCAGCGTCAGCGACAGCACCTGGCTGGGTGCCGTGCCCGTGATCGTCGCCGCCGCCTCGTCGCCCTTTGTGACTTGACCGATACTCAGCGAGTTGGCAGGCCCGGCAGGACCGACATCGCCCTGCAAGCCACGCTCGCCCGTCGCACCCTGCGGCAGCGTCAGATTGAGCGTCTGAGACGGCGACACGCCGGTGATCGTCGCAGCTGCGTCGGTGCCAGTGACCACCTTGCCAATCGCAATCGTGTTCACAGGCCCAGCAACGCCAGTGTCACCCTTCGGCCCACGCTCGCCAGCGGCAGAGAACGTGACGTTCACGACCGAGCCGTTGCCGACCGTCGGGTTGATCGTCGTGGATCCGACTACGGAAACGCTGATTTCACTCATGCGCCGGGTGCCCTCGGAATGCAAGCACCCGCGAGAATCGTGCGGGTCATCAACGTGCTAGGCGTGATCCATCGCAGGAACCATTGGTAACGAATGCCCGGCGACAGCAACGACGTCTGTGCCTCCGTGAGCGACCAGATGATCGCGCCCGTGGACGCCGTCACCACCTGAATACTTGGCGTCGCTGCCGTCGCTCCAATAGCCGTCACGGTGCCGCCGCCGCCACCCTGAAATCCTTGGGCACTGCTGACGAATACACCGGACTGGAGCGTATAGCCAGTGATGTTCACGCCCAGATTGATGGCGATATTCACCTCGTCGCCGACGACAAAAGTGACGGCGAGTGCGCCCGGCAACTGGGAAAACGTAGACATAGGCCGCTCCTGGTGCCGACAGTTTCCCTGCCATCACCCGAAACTAGACCGGCTATGCCCTACAGCGTCGCCGCTTCGACGAACGCCTGATCGACCTGTGCTTCCGTCAGCCCAAGAGCCGCAGCGAGCGGAATTAGGAACGGGTGCGATCGCTCGACGTATGGCGCGTATGCCCACTCCACCCTGACGCTGTCCCGCTGGAGAGCGTCAGGAATTGCGTCGATGGCAGCGTCCACCGCCGAGAGCGAGATGCCTTGGCGAAGCAGCCAGAGTCGTATCTGGCGGGCGGAGACGCTGGCGGGCACGGCTGGCGACTCAGGCTCTACGGCCTGCTGATTGAGGCCGATGACGTTGCCCGCCTCGTCGCGGACTTCCCAGACACGCAGGCCGTCAATGATGCCGATGTAGGTGGTGGTCATGACAGCCTCGCGTACATCAAGGAGCTAGATGTGCCCATGACCCCAGCACTGATCGTACCAGCGAGGTCGGACTGACTGCCGCGCGTGCTAGACAGCCGTGGCGACAGGCTTGCCGTTTCAAAAGGCGGTGTGGCACCCGATATTATCGGCATGGTAGTGCCTACACAGATGACTCCGACGCCGTACCGCACCCCCGCTTGCAGCGTGTACGTTGCAGGGAACCCGCCTGATGACGAATCTAGGGATCGCGTAAAGTGTGTCCGCGTGGTGGCAAACAGACCCGTATCGCTGGCTGTGCGCGCCACCAGCGTGGCAGTCGATTCATCAAACGTGTACAGCCCCATTCGCGCAAGCGTCAGCCCGCTCGCTGCGGCTGACATGGTAGCCATAGCGATCTGAGATACAGTCAGCGAAAATAGCGGCGTGAAAAACGCGAACGATATTTGGCCAGACACTAGCGTGAGACCAGAAAACGTTAGCTGACTGCGAGGCACGGTCTCAATGAGTGTGCTGGGCTGGGACCATGCCATAGTCAGGCCCGGCAACAGAGGGACGTTGGCCGAGAGCCGCGCATCCGCGAGCGTGCCCGACAGATCCGCTGCCGATCCGCTCGTCGCCACAGTCGCCAGCCCGCTCACCTGCGCCGCCGTGATCGTCAGCGGGTCGCTGCCGTTGATGGCGTGCTGCGCAGCGTGCCCCGTGACAGTTGCCACGAGATCCCACGCCGACCCCTGCCAGACAAACTGCCTGCCGCCGACGGTCGCTTGCTGCCCGACTGTTGGCGATGACGGAAAACTCATGAGTACGATCCTCCGTCCAGCGTGTCAGCCAGGCCGCTCGTACCGACTTCTGCGTAGACCCCAGAAGCATCCCAGCGATACAGCCTGGACGTTGACGTGCTCAGGTACAGCACCGACGCCGAGCCGGTCGCAGGGAAGCCGCTGGTGCTCGAATACGCCGCAAGCGATGACGAACCGCCGCCGGTCGCCAGCTGCGTCACCGTGCCGCTGCTGGCTCTGTAAAAGAGCTTTCCGTCGGCCTCGTTGATCGCAATTTGTCCAGACGCCAGCGAAGCCGGCACATTGCCTGCGGTCGTGCTTCGGAGGATGCGGACAGTGTTTGACACTTAGAACGTCCCGCCGTTCAAGTCGATGCCTGCAATCGAGCCGCCCGTGATCGCCACGTTGCTCGCCGCCTGCGTTGCCATCGTGCCGAGTCCGAGATTCGTCCGAGCCGCCGAAACATCGACCACGTCCGACAGGTTGCTCGCCTTTGCCATCTTGCCCGAGAGCGACGTTGTGACGGTCGTGGAGAACGCAGCGTCCGACCCGAGAGCGTCAGCCAGTTCCTTGAGCGTGTCGAGAGCAGCCGGTGCCGCATTGATCACGTTTGATATCGCCGTGCTTACGCTGCTCTGGGTTGCATATGTGCTGGCCGCCGTCGCTTGTGAAAGGTACGTCGATGCAGCAGCAGACGAGGTGAGGTAGTTCGACAGCTGCGAACTGACATCGACGGCAGCTACCGCAGACGTCACGTATGCCTTCGTGGCAAACGTGCCGCTGCCGCCAATCGCCTGAATCGTCGTAGCTGACCCGCCGGTGCCGCCGGTGCCGACGCCCACGTACAGCGTCGAATCAGCCTCGTTGAATGCGAGTTCTGCCTGCTGAAGGCTGGACGGTGCGCCGACTGCACCGGCTGCGTTGCGCCGCTTGATGCGAATGGTGTTGCTCATCAGAAGTTGCCCCCGTCTAAGAGTTGTGGTTCGTTGATTGCCGTGACTTCAGTCCATGTGGTCAGGTTGGCGTTGAGCCGCCACACCTTCTGCGTGTCGATCACCCAGACCAACATGCCCGCCTCTCGCCTCAGAGCCGGGATAGCGTCCCTCTCGGCGATGTCTGCCACGCTGCGGTAGCCGCCCTTGCCGTACTTTGCCTCGTGCGATGCGTGCGTATCGCTCGTGTCGAACGGCACGACCGGCGCGAGTACGTTGGTGCCCTTGATGCTTGACATACGTCATGTGACCACAAGGTTGACGGTGCCGGTGATCGGATACGTTGAGCGGTAGATGCCGTAGCTCGTCGCAGCCTGCCCGGCGAACGTGATCGTCCGCTGCGTGGTCTCCCAAGCGGAAGACGTCAGACCGCTGACGGCGAAGACAGGTACGCCGAAACTCGTCGGAAGAACGACGTAGATATACGCAGTCTGTGCGGCGATCGTGCGGGTCTGTGCCCGAGTGCCGCCAAGGTCGCTAGAGAGGCTGGCGACGATCTGTGCGTCAGTAATCGTCGTTGCTGCGAACGACCCCCAGAAGCGACGCCTGAGCGTTGCAGGCACGCTGGACGCTTCAGCCGTGGCGACCGTATGCACACGCACCGTCTGGCGGAACGCATCGCCGTAGTGGAATACCGGCACGCCTCGCGGGCTGGTGACATCGTAGGTGACGTCCACGCCGTTGAGCGTCTCACGGATCTTGTCGTGCCGCTGCGGCTCGCCAAACGGCAGCGAGCCAGCCTTGATCAGGAAATCCCGACTTTCCCATTGCTCGATCACGCCGCTCGTGCCTTGCGACTCAAACCGGCTGGTGCCGACCGTGGCGTTGACCACGCCGTAGTCAGCACCTCGGTAGTAACGCACAGACCGCGACGCACCCGCCGACAACTGGTCAGCGAGCCAAGCCGCACCGCTGGCGAGTAGGTCGGACATGGGCACCTCGATCTACAAGACCGCCGGCGGCGCGGAAAGGATGAACGCTGCCGCCGGCGGCTTGCAGTGGGACGGGAATCAACCGACGTTGAGGATGACCATCACCGACGCATCGCCCGACGCAGCCGCAGCAGCGGCCTTGCCAGCCCGCTTGTGCGTGCTGGCAGTCGTGGTGACGACGCTGTTGGTGGCATCCCAGTACAGAAGAGCACCCTGCGAGACAGCGCCGGTCGCCTTGGCGATGCTCCACACGCCATCGACAGCCACCGCACCAAGTGCGTTGGCGGCGATCGGGCGAGGAGCCACGGTCACGAGATCACCGAGCAGGACAACATCGCCAGCCGCAACAGCGGCGGAAGGCGTGTAGTCGATCAGACAGCCAGCCTGAGAATAAGAAGCCATTAGGATCACCTACTTTCTGGGAAATGGGTTGGTTGGGATCATGCCGCCGGGCGGGCTTGGGCTCCCGCCCGGCGGTCACGGTTTGTCTTCAGATCAAGAGGCGTCAGCCTTCACGCCGGCGAGGTATTCGGCCTTGGCGACGCCAAAGTCGAAGTAGCCCCGCATCTGCACGCCGAGCGTGTTGAAGTCGGCTTCCGCCGTCTCAACGATCGGGCTTTGCACGCCGTTCAAGAACGCCACTTCCATCACCGGCATGTCGCTCGGCGAGGCGAGGAGGTAGTAGTCCTCGGCGCTGGACAGGTAGCTGGTCGAGACGACCTGATACCGCCCGGCGAGCACGTTCACGTTAGGAGCCGCAGACGAGCCGCCCACGAGCAGAGCGGAACCCATGATCTCCGCAGCCGACAACTCGATGTCGGACGGCACCAGCAGGATGCGAGGATCAACGGCAACCGGGTTGCCATCGGGATCCTTGAGCTTGCGGAACATCGTGGCAATCGCCTTGAGGTTCGCCAAGCTCAGAGCACCCGCCGTGGTCTTCTTGTTGCCACGGCCCGTGGTGAAGAACGCCGAGTCATCCTGGAACGAAGCCCAGAAGACGTCGTTCAGCTTCAGAGCACCGCCACGACCGATCCGCTGCGGAACCGCAGTGAGAGCACCGAGGTCATCGTTGATGAGGTCATTGCGAGTGACGCTCGTCATGATGCCGTAGGTCTCTGCCGAGATCGTGCGGCTCTCGTCGCTCACGGCAGCGTTCTTGAGTTCGCCGCCAGGAGCGACCTTCTCGAACTTCATGCCACCGTTGAGCCTGTAGCTCGTCAGTGCCTTGAAGTCGTTCACGCTGCGGACAGACGAGATCGAACGCCACGAGCTTTCGACGCCGTTGAAACCGGCGAGGAGGAACTTGTTGACGGTGCTCGACAGGATGCCGCTGATCGAGTGCGTGGCCCACGCCGCCTGAAGGATCGGACGCAGGGTAGCAGCGGTGAGCCGACGCGAGCCGGTGTAGCCGCCTTCCTCAGCAGCCGAGAGCAGCACTTCGCCGAGCGACGTCGTCCGCTGGATCTTGCCAGCGGCTTCGAGGGTCTTGGCGTCGTACTGCTTCTCGACATTCGGCAGGTTGCCCTGAAGGGCGAACGCTGCCTCGATGACTTCGGGCGTGCGAGCGGTCGGCTGCGCCATGTGAACGGCAGGAGCCGCAGGACGCTCGTCGCGGGTGGCGATCAGCTTTTCCATCTGTTCGACTTTCTTCGTGAGGGACGCGATCACGTCGGTGTGATCGACGGTGGTGGCTTCCACGGCGACACTCGCCGGGGCTTCCACAGCGGAAGCCACAATCGGCTCCTCTGCGGGCGTCTGGGTGGCGTTGTCCGCCATAGAAAACTCCTCGTCGGCTTCCGCCGCGATGGCGACGCTGGTCTGCGAGTCAGCGCCAAGGGTGACAAACGAAACCTCTCGCAGAGCAGAGGCTTTGACTACACGAACCGGCCCAACGTGAGCCGCTCCGTTGACTTGCGTGACGCCTTCAGCGTCGATCTTTTGGTGCCTACGAACGTCGGCACCAACGCTCGCTTGGAACTGGTAGCCAGCGGCAGCGAGTGCGGCGACCTGGTCAGCGTTGCCATTGCTCGCGAGGATCTCGCCCTCAACGATCAACTGCCCGGCTTCGATGAACGGGCGACCCTGCCCGAGGATCGACCCCAGCGAGTAGTCGTGCCCGAGCACTACCGGCACAGTCGCCGGCAGCTGCATCCCAGCCATGTCGATCACGACAGGCTCACGGCTCCAGCCCTGCCGAATCGGTGCGCCGGTGTAGGCGACGATGCGAAACTTCTTGCCAGCCGGTGCCGAATCGCCTTCGGCGGCTTGCAGAAACGTCACGCCAGAATCGAGTTTGATTGCGTTCATTGGTTCATGGCTTCGTCAGCCTGCTCCGGTGTTGCGCCGGGATAGTTGCCATCCGGCTGGAGATCGACGAACAATCCGAGTTCCTTCATCAACGCCACCTCGGCGGCACGCTGACGCAGTTCGACGTCCCACTGCTTGCCCGCCTTGGCGTATTCACTCGCCAGCGTGGTCGTGTGCGTCCGCAGGCGTGTCTCGGCGGCGTTGGCTTCCTTGGCTGGGTCAACGTGCTCTTTGCCGTCCCACTGCCACGACCAATCCCACTCGCTGAACGGCGGGATGCCTTCGGGCAGAAGCCCAGCCAGCGTGGCTTCGTTCACCCATGCGGCAAGCAACCGATCGAGCATGCGCCGCTCAAGATCGTCACGCATCACACGCTGTGTCGTTGCATAGACCTGATGGTCCATGCGACCGGATGCGTAGTTGTAAGACGACGAATCGAGTGCAGCGACGTTGAACGGCAGTTGCAGGCAACGCCCCAACTCTCCCAGAAGCTGACGCACGAACGCCGGGAACTGCGTCGTCGGCTGCTCTGCCTTGAGCTGCTCGAACGTCCAGCCGTCTGGCAGCGTGACCATCGTTCTTTTTTCGATTGGCATCTCTGCGAACGCTTCAACTTCGTCGACCTCGGCGGCAGGCGAGTTCGTCCGCAGGAAGCCTGCGAAGTCGGCGGCAGTCTCGGCAGCAGCCACGACCGCTTCGGTGTAGCGGCGAAGCTGGGCGAACAGCTTGAGAGCCGGTGCCACTTCAGGAACGCCACGATGCTGGCCGGGCCGGATGGGCCGGAACCAGTGGATCATCTGCGCCGCCGGCACACGCTGGTAGTTCAGTGCGTTGACGTGGTAATTCGCACCGGGATGGTACGAGAGCACCTGATAGGCGAGCACGTTGCCCGAGGCGTCGAACTCCAGCCCATCGACAATCGAGCCATCGACGGTGACGCTAGGCGTGACGGACTGCACCGGCGTCGCCACCATCTCGGCTTCCACGAGCCGCAGGTCGAGTTGCACGCCCGGCAGGCGAGGGTTGCTGATCATCATGGCGAACGCTTCACCGTCCACCACAATCGCCTCACGCATCGTCCGCAGCTTCGTCGCCAGATCGACTTGCCACGACCAATCGAAGAAGAGACGTTCCGCCAGGCGATCCGCCTCGACGTCGCCGCTGTTGAGTTGCAGGCGTGGTCCGGTGCCGATCAGGTCGTTGGCGAGCGTTGCCGAGATTCCGGCGAGATACGAATTGTTCGCCCGCTCGTAGCGAGCACGATTCCGCATCGTCCGACGCTTCTCAGGCGAGAGCGCCGTATCCGCAGCGAAAGCGTCAGCGTTCGCCCAGTGCCGCCGGTCGTCGCCAATTTCGGCGGCGTCGAACTTCGCACGGACGTGAACCGGCACCGCCACGTTCTGCGGCTTGCGTCCCGGCAGCAGCCTGCTGAACAAACCCATCAGCCAGCCCCCGGCGGGATGATCTTGTTGAACCGCAGCCCACGGCGTGTGTTGCCGCTGCCGCTCGCAGCACGGGCAGACAGATACTTGTCAGCCTCGATCATCGAAGCGACATCCTGTGCCTCGACTTCGCCCGCATCGGTGCGGACGCGCTTCGGGCCGGATGCCACGTCGGAAATCTTCTGGCGCAGTTCGTCGCTCATGCGAGCAACGCTACGGGAAACGCTGTGCGTTCCAGACCGGGTATGCCGTTAGACTTCGACCCAATCCGTGCCACGACGCTCGAAGAGCACAACGTCGGTCACGTTCAGCTTTCGGGCGATGTCGGCGGTAGTTGTCGAAAACACCGCCAGCGGCTTGTCTGCGTCAATCATGCCAGACGACAAAGCGAACGCCGCCAGTGTCCGACCCTTGCCCGTGTTGCGGTAGCGTTCCTCGACGAACTGCTCAAGCGTCTGCATACCACGCCAGACGTGCGAACACGCCCACGCAATCAGCGAGCCGTCGCAGTGCCACACGGCAATCGGCGTGCAGCTGCTCGCTTCGCCCTCCAGTACCGTGGCAACCTCTAGCTGAAACTCACTCGACGGCTTCGTCAGCCGGGAGCGGATCGCCAGCATGTCACGAGGGTCGAGACCGTCCACGGTGGTCAGGGTGATCTGGTTCATTTGAGACGCTTTACCTGGATGATCTTTTTCCCGTTTGAATTTGTCGGGATTGTCACCTTTTTCCGCTGGCGTCCACCCGCCTCGGTCGCCACGGGCTGCACGCCCGCAATCGACGCCGCCACCGCAGAGCCTACGAGACAGTCCCACCAGTGATTCTCACGGCGGTTGTCCAACTTCCACTCGTCCACGACTCTGCCCCTGGCTTCAGTCCTCACCGGATACTCGCTGGTCAGATGCTCAACGAGCATGTCGTGCTCGCCAGCGTGCAGCGTGATCGCTTCTGGGTCGCCCATCGCCAGACGCAGGCGAGCCGCCGAGAACGTCTTCCAGAAGTTCGTGTCGTAGACGCCGTAGCGTTGATTCGTCGCCGTCTGCCGCATGACCCAGTTCAGCCCGATCTTCTCCCCTCGCCCCTTCTTCTCGGTCAAGCTGCCACCGCTGGCACCAATGCCCTTGCCGTGAGATGGCAACAACATCGCCGCAAACGTCGAGCGACGGCAGAACGTCCGCACCGTCTCGGTGGACTGCCCCCAGTTGGCGTCAATGAGCACCTGACGCACTCGCATGGCGACGCCGTCTTCACGCATCCAATCCTTGCCGAGAAGGATCTGCGTGAGCGACTCCAAGCCAGCCGACAGCGCCGCCTCGAACCCGGCACCCTTGGCAGAGAGTGCCAACGTCTTCTTTGCATTCTTCGCTTCAAAGAACGTGCTGGCTTGGTCGGGAAACGTGCCGTAGGCGACGACGTGACCGCCGAAGGAATCGCCCCACGATGCGACGAGCCAGTAGAGCAGCCGATCCTGCACGTCGATGAACGCCGTGACCGTCTGGTGGGAAAGTGGGATTTTCCCACGCTCGAGATTCAACGCTCGAGCAGCGAGCGACCGCTTGTCCAGCTTCTCGCTCGAGATGTCATCTGCCAGCGGTGCGTTCTGGTATTCCGCTTGGAACGCAGACTCTCCACGGTCAATCCGCAGATTCCACGCATGTTGGATCGCCGTTAGCTCGTCGTCGTGCTTCCGCTCAGGCCACGCCACCCGAGACCCGGCGTCCATCGTCGCCTGATTCGCCCGATAGAAAGCGTCAGCCGCCGCAGTGCCTTCACCGCTACGCTGCCCCTCTCGACGCATCTCGGAGTACTGCCCCCACAACTCATCCGCCGTCGGCCACTCGTAGACAAGCTTCGTGCGTTCGCCCTGCCACGACGGATGACGCATCCTGTCGAGCAGACGGTCAGCCAGGTCGTCAGGACGGATGACGGTGATCGTCGCCAAGCCAGCAATCTTCGCACCGGGACCGGCGAGACCGAGGATTGCACCAGAGAGGATGCGTTCACGGGTGGCGACCTGCGACGGCGACGCTGACGACTCGTCAGTCTGTGGGTCGTCGATCAGGCACAGATTCGGACGGATCGTCTTCCCGTCTGGGCGAGTGTGGCTGATGCCACGGATTCGCCCCGTGATACCAGCGACTCGGACAGCCGCACCAGCCGAGGCGGCACCCTTGATCCACGGCAATGTGACCTTGTCGGCGGTCCATCCCATGTGCGTCGGCTCGCCTTCGCACGTCTGACCACGCACCCGAGCGGTGATGCCTTCCAACGCACGTACCGGATAGCACGCCGCCGGAAAGTCTTCAGCCAGGAGGTCGTTCTGCTCTAGGTGACTCTTGAGCGTGTCGAGCATTTGGCAGGCAATCGCCTGGTCGGAGCCGACCAGCATCACGAACGAGCGGTGACCGTAGAGCATCGCCCAGAGGCAGGCCCAGATTGACAGCGTTGACTTGCCCGAGCCACGAGGCATGGCGAAGGCGAACAACTCGCCACGCAGTACAGCCGCCTCGATCTTGGCGATAGCCGTCAGGTGATCCGGCGACCACGCCAGAGGGAACGACTCAGCACCGTACGTCTCGCAGAACTGCCGGAACGAATCACGGCAGGCGTCGCGGCGTTTGGCGTCCTTGACCGGCGGGATGCTGCCGATGTCTCTGCCAGCGGCACCGACCTGGCGTGAGCGTTCGCCCGTCCGACGCTTGATGTCGTCGTACCTAGCCTTCGCCTTGTCCTGTCGGTCTTTTTGGTCAGCGCGAACCAAGCGTCACCCGGTGGCTAAAAAACACGCAAAACATGGCAAGCTCGCCGTGGAGGCTTCCGCCGAAACCCGCCGGAAGGACCCAAAAAAATTTTTAGGGGTGCGCCAGGGGCAAAAAAAATTTTTTTGGGTCGCAACTGGACCAAAAAAATTTTTTTGAGTCGTCCACTGGTTGACACAGGATTTTCGCTCAAGAGATTTAGCATTTTGGCAGTGTCATATTGGCAGTGCTGCGTTTTGCAACGCATTCGTTCCATCACTGCACCCTCACCGTCGTGCGTGCCTCATCGCCCCACGACTTTTCCACGATCAGTCGCCGCACGTTCGTGTCGTCGAACACGTCCTTCAACGCATCGAGCACAGCCTTCGCTACGTTGTCCACGTCGGCTCTTGGCAGCATTGGCGCTGTCGCCTTCACGCCACGCTTCGTCATGTGCGATTTAGGACGCACGAACACCGCATCGACAATCACTTCAATCGGCTCGCTGAGTGGCGTCAGACCGCACGCCAGAGCCTCACGCAGGATTGCGTCACGGTACGCATGCACGGGATGCTTCGACGGTACATACGCTCTAGCGAAGCCGCCGCGTGTGCTGACTCGCACTCGTGGCTGTGGCACCGGATCGCCCGCAACGCTGAACGTGATCGCTTTCATGAACGCAGCATCGCACCAGCGTCAAGCAAACCGGCTCGAATGGATAATCTCGAAGTGCCTCATCACCTGCCGCACGCAATACCCGTCGTGGATCTCGTCAACGATGTACGCATGGATGACCGCACCGTTGGCGAGATAGAAAACGGCGACGCCCGCCTGGACGGGCCGTAAAGCACCGTCCAGCGGGCCGCCGAGGAACTCGACCGTGATCCACTGCGTTTTCATTCGTACCTGATCACAGCGAACCAGCCACGCGGGCCACGAGCGACCGCCTTTTCCACGATGCGGTATCGCCCGTAGTAGCAGCAGTTCCGCAGCGCCGCATCCGGCGACGACGACGAAAAGCCGATGCCTTCTCGCCTGCCACCAGCGGTGCCGCAGTGACGCAAGATGCCAGTGCGTGCCATGATCTCGGCGTCCTGCTGTGCCGAGGTGATCGTCACCCGCCTGGCGTTGATCACGACGTTGTCCGCATTCGCCACAACGCCACAGAACGCCAGAGCCATCGCAATGCAAATCCTTCGCATATCGTCCGTCCTTTCGACTAGGGAAAGCCGCTCCGTGCGGCACTGCTTCCACCGTAGCGAGCGTGTCAACTCAAACCGTGGAAGCGGTAGCCGTCCCACGAGTAGCGAGGCACACTGATTCGCTCGCCCTTCGGCTCCGGTGGACCGGGTCGCCGTGCTCTGCACTCAGCCGCACGCTCTGCTATCTGCTCTGGCGTCGGGTCGTCTTCAAAGATTTCCCTAGTCGGTCGCTGCCTGTCTGCCAGCTTGTGCCGCACCTTCAGATGATGAACGAACGATTCGGAGCAGCCGAGGGCGGCGGCGATCTCCAAGTAGGAGTCGCCGCGCGCCCACAACTCGTGCAGCTTCACCGCACAGTATGCAATCTTGCGTGTTGGCATCGTCACTCCGCAGCCAACGGCATGATCACGCCCGTGTTGTCGCCGCACCGCAGGATCACAGCAGACTGTGCGTCCACGGCTTCGACTTCGACTTCCGGCTCGGCTTCGCTGTCGATGCCGCCAAGCCACTGCTGGACGAACAGCGGGTCAAGCTTGACCGTCGCCTTGTCGCCAGCTTCAACCACGTCGCAGGTGACGCTTGATTCGCCCTTCTCGGCACTCTGCCCGTGCAGCCAGATGCCGTCGCCAGAAAACACGAACTGAACGCCCCTGCTCTCGTCGCTGGTGCAGATTGCAGCCGCACGGGTTGCCGACAGCAGATCCGCACGACTGACCGTGGTTGACTTCGCCTTGCGTTCCGGCAGCGTGTCACGCCAGCGAGGGTAGCGCCCTTCGAGAAGACGAGCGGTGACGGTAGCG